GACACGAACCTCAACTCGTGCTTCAAGGCAACCCAGAGTCTTGTAGACTCTGAAATATTTGACCTAAACACCGTTGCGGTTTTTAATCCCTGCAAAGTCTTCAGGATGTCAAGAGTTTACGAACGCCCGCGGTACGTCAACCAAGCACGCAACAAACTGATATCGCTAGCATCAGCAACCAAGAATGTTCGGATGCAATCCAAAATCGCCCACCTAGCCAAGCTAGACCCAAAGGAATCATGGGTCTCGAGGGCAGACTACGGGATCTTATCTGATATGGCATCAGAGGGCTTAGATGTCAGTGACGAGCTGCCTGGGCTCAACTCACCACTCGAGGAATACCTGCTGGATGCGGAGATTGGGCGGTCCTATAGTCGTGCAAGGCTAACATCTCCAGAGTCAGCTTCTTCAATAGTCTCTGACTTGATTGAGTCCTGGCCTGAAGGCAATGATGTCCTGACTGATGAGCAAGCACTGTTTTGGCTCTGCGCAAAAGCCTACACTGACACCAGCCCTGACTTGGAAACAGAGATGGATCGTAGGGCACGGAGAGCCTCACGCAACCTAATATATCACCAGCTGGCCTCCCAGAAGATTGCACCTGGAATGTTCTCTAGGGTGTTCCAAAGCACAGCCATGTCTGCCTCACCTCCACCTCAAGCATCGACCGCAAGAAAGTGGGAGCTTGCTGCCGAGCATCTGTTAACGAGATCACACCCGATGTGGGTGAAGTACTCACGCCTCTGGGTGTGCCCTCCAAAGAAACAGTCTCAGCACTTACAGTCAATGCTACAGAAGGTAGCAATGTCTCCTCCTAGTGAACGGCACAGGACAACCTGTCTCCAGACAGTACTTGAAGGTTGCCGTTCCTACAACTACTGTGGGGTTTTGGTAACCCATACGAATGGATTGACTCTGATTATGGACTCATCGGTTGCATCTTATTTCAGGTCATGCATGACTTCCTGGCACAACTCCGTGTGGGCATTCTCTCTTTACAGGGTATCTGGTTCCACTGAGCGCCACAACTTGATGCCAGAATTCAACAGGTGCTTATCCTGGATTGCATCAGCCATCTCTGAGACACCCAAAGCCAGATATGTTGCTCGCCACATGCACCTTGCATACTCGAGGTGGCAGAATTTGGCTGGTGAAGAAAGTGCTCCGATCAACTGTGGACATATGGAAAGGGACGGTGCACTTGAGCAAGACATGGTCAATATCTACCCGCACAACCGCAAGTGGTGGGACCTGGTCATGTCCCTCCCAGTCTCAGAGAGATGCAAAGCTGAGTTCTTTAAACTCTACCACCTACTACCGCCACCAGACATAGACCCACTCGCGCTCCATCACGAGGTGATCAGTAAAACATCCAATGAGAACAGTTATTCGCCTGGGTTCTTGGACAAATTCATCAATTTTTGCAGAGCCTATGACTTCTGCAGGTACGTCTCTAAGCGGAGGAGACTCCCAAGGTATAAGGTTGCCGAAGGATACCAGGTCTTGGATTCCGGTTGGTACAAGAGATGCAAAACTGGGCGGCACACTATGCCACCAGAGGAGGAATGGGGCAAAGTCTGGATACACGGAGAGTTCCCATACGACCCGACTGGTGACTTCCATGTCATGGATGCAAAAGACTGTACTAGGGTAGTTGCTGACCTCCGCAAGTACATGGATAGGTCTCAGTCAAGGTCCCTATCAAGAGTAGATCAAAACGAACTGTTGTCTGCAATATTTAATGGCTCGAAACTATCCAATGGGGAAACTATGCATGAGTGGCGATCAAGGGTCATGGCGGGGAAACTAACTGATGAAGACGATGTTATAGCAGCTGAAGCAGGCAAGGCTGAGAACACCAAACCTGGTGAGAAGACGAGGGAAACCTTATCAGCATGTGACACAGTGAGGGAATTTCTTACTGAGGTGGATCACTCTATTAGACCACTAGCAGCGCTCACACCTGGGGTTTCTATCCGAGTTGACCAGGTCAAGCACAAGAAGAAGTTCCAGGCTATGGCACACGGGGTCAGTAAGACCAGCACCGGAAATGCATTCGCAACATCAACTGACTTGACCGCATGGTCTCCCCATATGCCAAGGAAGGTTTTCCACTCATGGCAAAAGTATGCCCTTACAACAACAGAGTGCCCGAACCCTGAGTCACCAATTGCCTTGTGGGACAGGCTCGTACTCTTCTGTGACAGGCGTGGGGTGAAAAGGTCAGATCACCTCATTGGAGGGAATGTGCAGGGATGGCCAGCTACCTCAGACACCACTATGCATGCTCATATACTGATCATGTGGGCATATGAACTTCGCACCCGAAAGATACTCTCAAGGAAAGAAGCAGCACACGTACTATGCCTGATTGATGATGCTGCAACTGAGGTGGTGCTCGAGGGTGATATCGATTCATGTGAGAAGAAAGCCAAGGAAGCAAAAGAACTACTGCAGCAGATGTACAGCTCACTTGGGTTCGAGATGGACTCAGTTAAGAGTTTCTTTTCATCAATCAAATTCGTGTACCTCAATGAGCTCTATATTGATGGGGCACAGGTCATGCATTCTACAAAGACCCTGATGCGCACAGGCCCAGATTATACTCGCAGGTTTGCTTCGCTGCTGGACAACATAGCTACTGTGTTCGGGATAGCTGCTTCAGCAGCATCACAAGGTGCAGACCCGTTTGTGTCCTACTTCTTAGCTGGTATGCACTCCTTCTATTGGGTCTTCAAGCTGTGCCCAGAATTATCTGAAGTAGATCAACTGTCACTGACTGCAATCGCCATGGCCCCACGCACACTCAATGGTCTTGGCATCCGCCCAATAACCAGCGTCATGGCCACAGGTGAATCAGATCATCTGACTTGGTACATTGAGATAATTTGCGCATTGGCCTCACTTGTGTCATCACCTACTCTAACGTCAACTGTCAACGACATACTTGGTCAGGAGATGAAACTCAGAAGCGCCACTGCTGTTTTCTCAGACCCCTCTGGTTTGAGTGCAGCTACACATAGAAATGCAAGCAGAGCGATCCATGAGAAGTTTAGGGAGTCTGCACGGGCTCACGGCCTTGCAGAGCCGTTCTCCACACTGGATGCAGTAGAGAGTGACCCAAAGACGGAAGAGCTGTTGACTTCTGTGCTACAATCTGGAGCCCATGAAGCAGCGCTGCTGGAGGAAGTCAGTGCCTCAATGCCGACGGCTTTCATAGATGAGGTTATGGCGAGGGTTGACAGAACTGAATTGGTTGCTTATCTCCTTGGATCTGCTGGTATAATGAGCTTGAGGCGACTTGTACATGCGTCAGACCAGTCCAACTTGTTGGTTGCGCTCTCCTGCTGCAGATCTGCCCAGCTCTCTGAGGTGGACTACGTGAGCAAGTATACTGAACATGGCTCGTTTGCAGTGGCAAGCAGTATTAGGGATGAAAACCTACTGAGGTCTGGGTTTCAGATACTAAACCACACCCGCCCATGTCCATTCTCCTTACTATCCTTCAGAGGCCAAGTTGACATGCAATACTCACAAGGACTCACCACTGTGACATATGATCAACGTAGGCTCAGGAGCACAGTAGGTTCATCATGCCTGAACATGTATGACTCTGTCCCTACCAGACCAGGATACAGGGGGTACAGGACATTGAAATCAAGCGTGGCCAACGAGATCCGAGCGGTCATATACAACCCAGTGCGAAAGAAGGTGGCTCGAGGACTCGCTGCCCTCAGATGGGCAAGGTCCAATGGTGCGCACTCAAGAAACTTGACAGACCTGTTTCTGTACTCGTGGTCAGGGCATGTCGATGACCGGCTCCTGACCTTGAGGGGTAAAGAAGTAGAGGGGAGCCCCAAAAGGTTGTCGCTCAGGTACTCAAAAGTGAACCACGCTGTAATGCCCTTCCAGAATTGCCAGTCATGCGTAGTGGTCAATGCAATGGCTGCTAGCCGGCACCACGCCCAGTCTAGCACAACTGGGAGTACCATGTACGACATGATGGCAGTTGTCACCTTGATCCGATGTGCTGGACTGCTAGAGGCAGCGCTAGGGACCAGGTGTGGCAAGGGTTCTTTCGAGTATGGGTTTGCATACAAGGACCACCCTGTTCCAGTGGTTGTGAAGAGCCAAGGAGAAGAAACCCCACTCGGTATAGACGCAATGAGATTCCTCACCCCAATGACTGAACTCCCCGGAGACATTGGCAAATCTGCAAAGGTGGTCTGCAGCTACTCAAGCATGTCAAAGACGATAATTGAATATACTGAATCAGGTGCACAAGCAGCCGCACGGGTGTTTGAGTCTGCAAAAGATGAAGCCTCCATTGAGCCTGAGGATCTGAATGAAATCGAAGAGCACGCAGTGGCTGTTCGGGCAATGAGCCTTGCAGAAAGATACTCTGCCTCTGCTCACATATGGGAGAACGTTGGCAGACGGCCACTGCCCCAAACTGCGGGTGCTGCAGCACCAGTGGATGCACCCAGGGCCGTAATAACCAGGGTCGCTGAAGATTCGCCCTTATTAGAGCCTCGGGCAGCTGCACGGAAGGTATCCGAATCGTGGCGGGACATGATGGCACTGAACCTTGTGGAGAGGAATAGCAAGTTCGCAAATGCACTTGCCCGCGCATCAATCAGGCACGGTGTCGATTGGGCCACTGAAGTTGAGAATTGGGAGACTCTTTCGCAAGAGTTGCAGCCACGCAAACACGAGTTCTTGGCCCTGGTCCATGACTTGTCTAAGTTCTGCCCTAATCAACCACCGCAACACATGTTCGAATTGTTCCTGAGATCCTCAGGTATCATGGGATATCACTTCTCCCCAGAGAGCTCAAGTGAACCAGAAGACATGTGGCACCAGGCAAACTCATTCTTTGGAACAACCCTATACGTAACCAGTGCATCCTACTCGATAGGTACTAGGCTGAGGGACCTAAAACCACCGACATCATCCGCATACTCATCCGTCTCGGTATCGAGTGGCAGAGGGAACTTGGCTACGGTAACCAGAGTGCTGAAAGCCCAGTGGCGCTTAGCTGCTGAGAGGAGGACATCAACTGCCGACAGGCTTGCTAGGATAGATGCAACTGACACATCCATCACGAGGCTTAATTACTTGGCTGTGTTCTACAGGCTTGCATCACGCATACTCACGACAACAGGTAGATTCTCAGAATCTGCATGGAATGAGGAGGTAGTACAGCAGACAATAGAGTCTGTTTCGAACCACATTGAGAAGGCCAGTGATAGGGAAAGTTTTGTGTCCGACATCAGCAAGACAGACTTAGAAGATGTACCACAGCAATGCACATGCATGGAGATTGCCCAGCGAGTGGTTCAGGTGGCCACCATCGGACAGTCCTATGCAGATGGCACCAATCCCGCAGACATAGCTTCAGCACTCAGCGAAGTTTGGGGGCATGTTAAGGAAGACCTCCGCGGAAACCATTTATCAGTCCCATATAAGAGATCACATATAACAACTTCAACCACTGCTGAGCACGTAGCCCCACCCCAAGGCGCACAGCAAGGGGAGCATCAAGCACCATCCTTGGATGTATCAGCTCTAGATGCTTTTGCCATGGGGGGTATGCAGATAGGAGAAGATGAGGAAGTGGACATTGACGACGAGTGCCCAAGCAGTGTCGTGCATTGGGCACTCATGGACGAGGCAAGGAGGGAACGGATAGGCTTCGACGGCTCAAACGTGCACATGGAGTATGCCACTGTGACATCAAGTAGCAGTGCATACCATGAGTGGCTTGAGCGTATTAAAGGCCTGGTTGACACCGGATCTTATGAAAGGCCTGAGTTCTCTATATTTGCCCCCCCATCGTGGGATGATGAAGGAGAGGGGGATGTGGTCCAATGACCAGTCACACATATCACCAAGTAAACTCTGTCTGAAGGATATATGCCTTATTGGTCAAGTGCGTGGAGCGCTCCTAACAGACAGAAAAAACCTGCTGCGCAGGAATTTTGATATTGTGGGGAGGTGTATTTTATCCATTGGTGTGCCCGGAGGCACTGTGGCCCCCAAGGTACCCTAGGGTTTCGTGTCCGCTTTGGTG